TTCATCTTTTTTATAATTTACAATCATTTTAGGATTTGCATCACCATCTTGAGATGCTAAATGTCTTTTTGAAAGATCTCCAATTACACTTTGATCTTTTTGCACACGATTCCAAGGACTACCCGGACCAAAATTAAAATGTTTCAGTCCTGTTTTTTTAGAAGCATTTATATAAAAATCAAAAACATTATTATTTGTAATGATACAATCATCTTCAAGAGTAAAAATATGATCACATTTTAATGTTAAAAGTCTTTTAAATATTTTATTTTTAGATTTTCCTACACCTAAATTTTTTTCATTCTGGATAAAAATGATTTTATTGGATTTTGGTGTATAATCAAATGGTTTTCCATCATTAACAATGACAATATGATCAATCTTGTCTAAATCGATGCTCTCTATGCACTGATTAAAGTAATCTGGTCTATTGCATGTGGTAATACCCACACCTATTATTTCCTTTTTCATAATTTTTTTGAATAATTTTTTTGTAATTCTTCTAAAGAAGTCATTAGTTCATCATTAGATGCTGGTTTAGGGTCATTTTCTGATGGTATGTATTTGTGAGTCGTTAAAAAATAAGCATAAGACATATTAACAGTATGATCTGCGTCTTTTGATAATTCTTGATAGTTTGGTTTTTGAATTAATCCTTTTGTTTGATCAACACCATCAACAATTGGAATAAATCCTGTTGGTGGGAATACCTTCTTCTCTCTCATTCTTAAAATATAATCAAGAACATCAAGATTTTTTGTATTAAAATATCTTTCATCAAAAAAACCAACATTTGAAATAATTCCATTAAACAAATACATAAAATCACTATTAATATCTTCTGATAAATTCAATGTAATGTTATTCTCATCATCTTCAATTTTTATTTTTGATTTAGATGGACCAAAAAACGCCCAAATACCAAAAACATTTGCCATCTTAATAGTATTTTCAAAAATTTTAGAATCTTTAATGATTTGATTTGAATTTATTAAAAAATAATGTTTTAATCCTTTGATTCTAAAATGATTAACTGCCCAATTCCTTAATGTTGCAAAGGGAATTGATCCGGTGTATGTTTTTGTTACACAATCCGGTAATTTGTTTCTTGTATTAGAAACGACAATTACGTTTTCTGTGCCTTCGGGAATTGAATCATAACAAGCATTCAAGTCATCTTGTCCATAAACATCAATAATAGCTATACCTACGTCTTTCATATTAAAGAATTATACATCTCTTTTATATATTCTACAACTTCTTTTTTATTTTCTGGGTTTAAAGTCTCAATATACTCTTCGATGCTTTTTATAAGATCAGAAGTACCCAATTCTTTGTTTTCATCAAAAACTTCTATCTTTGAATCATTTTCATTGTAGTCGATTCTAATATTTTTTGGATTTAAATTTAACAATTTACCTTTAAACTCAATAATTTGATTTTCATCTGCTTGATTATCAACAATTAAACTAATAAAATTATTTTTAATGATGTCTTCATCAAAATTTTCGTCTATTGATATCTTATAATGTTTTGGTGATATTGTATTTTCAATAAATTCAAAGTCTTCTGTCTCTATATTAAAAATATAAATACCTCTTTCGTCTTTAACATCACCAAAATTATGTTGATAGGGACTTCCCAAATATACAATTTGACCTTTTTCATATTTTCTATGATCTTTTTTATGAAAATGACCAGAAATAATTGTTGGTGCAATTTTAAACAAATCTTTATAAGAAAAACCATGTTCACATAGCTTGTAAGAGTTCATGTAAAATGAATCAATTTCAAAATGACCAAATATAATATCAGATTTAGAAATATCATCTAATGACACACCCCAAGGAACAAGAGTAATGTTTTTAGAATAATTTGTTTCAATTGTTATAGGTTCTTTGTCTATAATTTTGATATTATTCCATCCATCTAAAATAGATATAGAATTAATATCACTTTTGTCTTTTTTAAAACAATCATGATTACCAGCAGATATATAAATGTTAAAATCTTTAAAGTAATCAAAAAATTGTTTAGCTATAGACAAAGTTTCAACGGAAATATGACTTCTGTTATGAAATATATCGCCCGGAATTATAATATCTTCAATATCTCTGTCTTTATAGAGTTTAGAAGCCCATTTAGCAAAGTCTAAAGCTATATTATGCCATTCTTTGCTGTCTTGAGCTATTCCAAGATGTATATCTGAAAAACAACCTATGGTTTTATTTCTTATTTTCATTAATTTTTCCTATCTCTTTCTTTCATTATATTGATATTGTTGTTCTTTGACAAGTGATTAAATGATTCGGACATTAACATAAATTCCATTTGATACTTTTCATGAGTTTCATGAATATGTTTTTCTTTTTTAATTCTATTTCTAAATGCATTAAAAGCTATTCTTGTAAAATATGAGAATGGATTAGTTCCTTTATCTCTATTATATTTTTTTGCAATAAGAGCTTTCATCATTCTTATAATACCATCACCAACCATCTCTTCCCTGTAAGAATAGTTGATAAAATTAGGAGCATAACTTAACTTGTTAGATATCTTGCTTATCATCATAGCTAAATTATCAGACATATTAGCTGATTTGTAATACTTCATAATTTCTTCATCAAATTCTTTTGGATCTACATAATATTTGGCTTTATCCGAAACTTTTCTTCCTCTTTTTTTAGGTTTTTCTTCTATGATTTTTTCTTCTACAACTTCTTCTACTTCATCTTCGACTTCATCATCTATTTCTTCAACATCTTCTTCTATTATCTCATCATTTTCATCATCAGAATAACCATCAGAAAATCTTTCATCATATAGATCGTCTTCTTCATCGTGAAATACAGGTTCTATACTGTTATCAAGAAGTTTTTTTCTTTTCTTGTATAACATTTTTGATCTTGTGTTATATGTTTTTTTCTTCGTACTTGTATTTTTCTGTTTCATAAAGTTTAATCCTTTCTTTTAAATGGTTTTTTGAATATTTTGTATTATCTGCAATATCGAATATGTTAGCTGTTGTTTTTGTTGGATGTAGTCTTAATGCTCTTCCAATTGATTGCATTATTTTAATTTTAGCTTTACCCGCAGAGGCAAAAATTATGTTATGTAAATTTGGAATGTTAATTCCTGTACTAAAAATTTTAGAAACCGCAACAGCAATGATGTCATTTCTTTCTTCCATCAACTTTCTTATGTTTTCTCTTTCTTCAATTTCAGTAGAACCTCTAATAAAATATATTGGGCGTGAATCTTTACACATCGTTCTCAATGTTGATTCGATATTTAAACCATGGTCAATTCTATCTACCATAATAATAGTGTTATTTGATAATTTTGAAGCTAATTTAGATATAACTACATTCCTTTTTGAATTATTCATCAAATAATCAATCTCATTATTATATGCTTCTGCTGGTTGTGTTGTATTTTTAAAGAAATTTGGAATATTTTGATGTTTAATGTTAAGAATTGTTATTTTAAAACTAGATATGTATTTTTTAATTTCTAATTCTTTGGTTTTTTCTTCATAAACAATAGGTCCAATTTTTCCAATGATGTTCCATTGATCGATTGGTGATGGAGGCATTGTTCCTGTAAATCCAAAAATATGATCAGTGTTAATTAAATTAAAAATTTTGTTAATTTCATTACCCTTCCTTAAACCATGAGTTTCATCTACAAGAAGAATGTCAACCTTACTTAAAATAGACAAATCTGTTTTATCACTTAATAAAATTTGAGCACCTGCTACAATTGTTGTTGCATCATCGTCTGGTTTATTGTTACCAGACCATTTTGTTACCTTTTGCATACCATATTCACTAAAATCTTGTGCGGTTTGTGTAACAAGTTGTAAAGAGGGAACAATTACCAATGCTAATGCATCAGGTTTATTCATATTCAAACGCATACTTTCAATTATGCTAGACATAATCAAAGTTTTACCACCAGCAGTTGGAATTACTATAACTCCTCTACCTTTTTTAATAGCTGCTTTGATGGATTTGTCTTGATGGTCCCTATAGGACAGACTATACTCCTTAATTGTGGGATCAGAAAAACCTACATTTGTTTTTTTAAACAAAGATTTATCAATTTTATATGTTTTTTGGTTGGCATCAAAATAAGCCGCTATGTTATCGGTTAAACCAACATCAAATCTACCAGAAGGCGTTATTGCATATATTCTTGCGGGTGCAAATTTGTTTCCTCTGCCATATGCAGGGTTAGTAATAGAAAAACTATTTCTTATTAATTCGATTGTGTTTAAATCGGCAAATATCTGAGCTTGCTTGTTATTAATTAATTTTAATTCTATCATGTTGTTTCTAGAACCATTAATTTGGTAGCATTCCCCATATCATAAGTAATAGAACTGAATATTTTTTCTACTTTTTCAAGATATTCAATAATTAAACCTAAATCTTTAATTTCTTCATCTATTTTTTTAATTGATTCTGATGAATCAACTTTAGATTTTAATGCTGCTGCGGGAATACCAGTTGGTATTAAATTTTCATCTGTAAGTTTTTTTAAAGTTAATTCTTTAACTTCTTTTCTTTTTTTTTCTAAATTGTTTTTGGCTATTTTGTTTTTAATTAAATAAGATACCCATTTATGTTTGACTGCGGGAAGCATTAATTGTTTTTCCAAAATGTTAATTTGGTCAAACCTTACATCTTCTTTAATCTCTTCTAAATATTTTTCAAACAATTCCATAATAATTAATAAGTAGCATTATACATTATGTTTAAACAATTTCAACAAAAAGTTATCAATATATTAGAACAGGTTGCTATGGTAGCAGCAAGTAATTCTACGGGTGGTGGTGCATTAGGACCAAATGCTACATCATTAGACGCTCTTAATGGTGCTTCTGTAAGAGATACTATGGCTGTTGCTGGTGGTACAGAACCTCCAAAAAAAGGAAGAAGAAAAAAATCAAAAAACAAATTAAAAAAACCTTTTTTCCCTATGGTTAAAAGAAACCTTCCATCTAAAACATTTTAATGGACACTGGACATTGGATTTTAAATGAATCTGTTGTTATAACAGAAGAAACTTTTGGTTTTATTTATGAAATAACCAATACCGCTACTAATAAAAAGTATATTGGTAAAAAACAATGTCAATCCCGTATTAAAAGAAAACCATTAAAGGGTAAAATCAGAAATCGTATAGATTATAGAGAATCTGATTGGAAATTATATACAAGTTCTTCAAATGATCTTAATGAAGAGATCAAAATATACGGTAAAGATAAATTTATTTTTAAGATATTGAGAACTTGTGATTCTAAATGGGCTTTGGCTTATTATGAAATCAAAGAACAAATAGATAAAGAGGTTCTTTTTAAAGATGAATACCATAATGGTATAATCAATTGTAGAATTGGTAAAGCACCCAAAGCAGAAATGGAGAAATTTAAAGACAAAAAGGTAATTATATAAGTATGAGTCATTGTATTTATTGTAATTCCACCACTTATGGCAGACCTTGCCTATTTTCGCCTTCAAATACACATGTTCATTTTGATGCACCTCAAAAATGCATATATTGCGGTTCAAAGGTATTAGGTGGTGGTTGTTTATGGAACCCTTTTGGTAAAACTCATGTAAGAGGTCCAGAATATCTTGTAAGTGTCAAAGAACAAACCGACAAATCAGCCGTTTTAAGCTATCTTTACGAAAACATCAGCAAGGATGACCCAAATATACCGTTAACGCCTCTGAGTAGGTTTTACAAGCGTCTGTGTGGTATAATAAGCAGTGCTGGTCAACCATTACTTGAAGCTTTAAGCCTTCAATCAAAAACAACTTATTCAAATTTATCAAAAACCGATAATATTAAAGTTTATGAGTTAAAGGAAAGACTTATACATCAATATCAAGAACTATCAGAAACATTAAAACATGCTAATCTTTCCCTTCCACAAGAAATTGTTGAAGAAGTTTTGGTGGATGCTATAATGTCTGCTAGTGAAAAGAAAGCATAAACAGTATTTTATATACTACTTAAAAGAAAACATTTTTATTTTTGATGTATTCGATTATATCGAAGAACTGGCAGCAGATTATGTTGATTACTGTTTTGAATGGAAAATGGTAAATGAAAATTTTGTTTCTGAAAAAACAATAACTATCAAAGCGTTTATTGAATCTTATATATCAGAAACCATATCAAATATGGAATATAAAAACGATAAAATAAATTCAAAAGTTTTTTGTTATTTTAAACCTAAAACTCAATTAAATTTATGGTCAAACTTTTTTAAAAATCCTAATCGTTTTATAAAAGTGTCTAAAAGCGTTTTAAAAAACAAATTATTTAATTTTAAAGAAATACCAGAAGACTTAAATCTTTTTCAAAACATAAAAGGACAATTTAGTGGTATACCTTGTCTTATGCCTACAGGAGAAGATGAAACTTTTTTATTAAAAATGACAAAAAAATTAAAATAACCACTTGACTTCTTACTTTTTTTTTGTACAATACAAATGTGGATTCTTTAAACAAACATTTTAATAGATTTTAATACATAATATATTTTAATAGATTTTAATACATAATATATTTTAATAGATTTTAATACATAATACTTTATAATACAATAATAGCTTATAATACATGAAAATACTCGCAATAGGTGATATACACCATCACATCGATGCAGCAGAAGATATAGCTTCTAAGTATGAAAATACACATAAAATCATATTTGTGGGTGACTACTTTGATGACTTTAATGACAATCCATCAATTGCATGTAAAACTAGTTTTTGGTTAAAAGAATCTTTAAACAAACCAAATCGTATACATTTATATGGAAACCATGATTTGAACTATACACCTTTTTGTGAATACAATATGGATCGTATGCTTAAGATGTATGCTTGTTCTGGATATGAAAAGAAAAAAGATACTGTTATTAAAACCATATTAAAAAATGAAGATTGGAAGAAATTAAAATTACATCATTTTGAAAATGGTTTTCATTTTACTCATGCTGGTATAGCTAGACAGTTATTTGAACACCCAATTAAAGGAATAACAAATGAAACAATATTAGAATCAATAGAAAATCTTAACATAAAATTCTATAATAGAGAAAAATCAGATTTAATCGGTGGTGCAGGATATTGTAGAGGAGGACATATACCTGTAGGTGGTATTACTTGGTTTGATCATAATCAAGAAGCAGATCCAATAAATGGAATCAAACAGATATATGGACACACACCAATTAATGATATTGATATTTTAGAAGATAATGATGGTGTTAATATTTGTATTGATTGTGGTTTATCTGAAGTTCTTGAAATAGATGAAGATGGAACTTATAGCATCATAAAAACCGGATTTGATAGTTTTTATGATATCTATAATAACAAAAATAATATTTGGAAATGAAATTAAATCTTAAATTTATTAATTTTTTGATAAATAATAGTATGAATTATTTTTTAATATTATGTTTCTTCTTTATTGTTGGTTGTGCTGCAATTGAAAAGAAGAAAGAAACGCCTCCTTCAGTATCTACTGGTCAAATTATAGCTTCATTAAATGATACAAAAACAGAATTAAATTTAGCAGGACAAGATAATGAAAAAATTTCAATTAGTATAGATAAAGCTTTATCTTTAGCTCAACGTTTAGATAATCTTTTAAATCAAATTGAAAAAGAACAATCAAACTTAAACAATAAAAATATTATTAAACCAATCAAATGAAAAATTTAACAATTTTAATTACTCTATTAATTCTTACATCATCTAGTTTTGCTGGATATTGGAATTCTAAACCAAAACCAACTCCAACACCTGTTATTGTCACAAAAACTATTTCGTCACCATCAACAACAAATAGTTCTTTACAAGAAGCAAAATCTGTTATCAAAGAACTTAACAATGAACTTAATTCCACAAAATCATTAAATAATGATTTAAAAACTAAATTAAACGCTGCCACAGCAAAAATTAAAGAAACAGAATTGAATACACAACAAGTTCAAAAGAACGCAGATGCTTTGAAAGCATGGGGAATTGAGCAACAAGATCAAGCATTTCAATGGATGGACAAGTATACCAAGACAATCAAGAGATATCATCGTCTTAAAAACATAGCTGCAATCGTGGCTGGTTTATTTGGAGCCATGCTTGGAATGTATTGTATGAGATTAGTTCCACCAGTATATGCTGCATATGCTTTTGCATTACCTATTGCTGGTGCTGTATTGGCTTTTGGTGCTGTTTGGATGTTTTTCTGATAAGTATATCAGAAGGAGCATTTAAACACGATGTGGGACAAATTAACAATCATAGGACAGTCTGTAGCAGCAATGTTATCGCACGATAAAGTACCACCAAACACACCACCAGAATATATAGACGATATGAAGTCTATTAACTTCTTAAGAAGTAAAAAGTTTTTTGTAGTATTTACTTCTATTTTGATGTTAATTGCTTTCTATAGCGTCAGTGTTTTTATTTTATTTTTAACCGCAACAGTACCTACTATTACAACACCATTTGTAACGATATTTGTTGAAACAATAAAGATATTTGCAATCATCATTTCTGCATATCTTGGATTACAAGCAGCTATTGATTTTAAATACAATACATCATCTAATGTGGATTTAAAAAATGAAATTAAATATGCAAAAGAAGAAGTACAAGAAACTATCATACAAGTATATGCTGAAAAATATAAAGATGACCCATCATATGCTCCTTTAAAGTGGGTGGAGGTACAACCACATGAATAATTGGCCTAAGCAAAACTTCACCTCAATGACCGCATTCTATGGTCCTGTCGGTGAAAACATGACTCAAATACAACTTCCTTATGAAATGTATCTTGCATGGGATGAGGGAGTAAAAGTTAAGAAAATTTCATGCAACGAAAAATGTGCTGAATCTTTGCACACAATTTTTGAACAAACACTTAAAACATACAGCTTAAAAGACATTCAAAAACTAAAACTTAATAGTTTTGGTGGATGTGTGAACGTTCGTAAGATGCGTGGTGGTTCTGCATGGTCAATCCATTCTTGGGGTGCTGCTGTAGATTTAGATCCAGATCGTAACCTTCTCAAATGGGGAAGAGATAGAGCAGTTTTTGCTAAAAAAGAATATGAACCTTTTTGGAAAATTGTAGAAGGTGAAGGTTGGACAAGTTTAGGTAGAGCCAGAAACTTTGATTGGATGCATTTTCAAGCAGCTAATCTTTAATAGACAGGAAATAATATTGTATCAATAAAATGTCTGGCTTTTGTTGCGCCAATATAAGCAGATAATGCTTTTGATGTTTTGTCGTTTTTTCTTTGATTGAAAGAATAATTGTTTTGAATAGCTATTGAGTTTTTAACTTGTTCGGGATACAGATAGTCTCCGCTAAAATTGTTTTTTTCAACATAGTCAACATAGAATGCAAACAAATCAGTAAAATCATTTACTAATTCTTCTTCATTTAATCCCTTTGGAGATATACAGATAAAGTTTGAAGAAAAGAAATTTGCCCATTCTGGTAATTTTCTTTCATTTTCAACATATTTCTTTTTTAAATTTTTTAATTTATCATCTAAATGTAAAATGACATAAGGACAATCCGTAAAATCACAAAATAAACCAGTAACATTATTGTTAAGAGCAATAACATCAAACCCATATATAGGAATATTTTTAAAATATGATGGGAAAAATGTACAATGAAGGACTTCTATTTTATCATTGATACTTTTAAAGTGTTCTAAATGTCCATAACGAATAGAAGGGTTAATATAGATATCGTTATCCCATATAATATTTTCGTTTTCTATTTCACTTTTATATTCTATCCTTTGATAGAGTCCTTCAACAATTTTTTTATGATTTTTGTATAGTTCTTTAATCATTTTCCATGATCTTATCAAGAATTTTATTATGATTCTCGTAAACTTTATTAACCTCAAAGATAAATTGATCTTCATCTTCTGGAGAGACAACAAGCAATGATCTAATTTTCATGATTGTGTCTTTTGTATTGTTATACTTTAATGCTGAATTGTATTTAATGTGCTTTGAAAGCATTTGACCACCATAAACATCTTTTAACCATTCGACATAAACAACAGCAAGAAGCATTTTATCAGATTTTTGACCCAATTCATTCATCCATTCAAAATAATGGAAATCGTCAATTGAAAGAGTACAACCATCTTTGGTATATTGCATAATATCATTATGCATTAACGATGTTCTGACAAGTTCTCCGGTTAAATTTAATCTTTTTTCAAGATACATGAAAATAGAAAAAAGATTATGCAAATATATAAAGTATTTTTGATCAGAAAGCTCACCTTTTACTAAAGATACATGAAATGGATGATTTTCTGATGAATCATGAAGTTCTTTTGTTTGTTGTTTAAGTTTTTCTTGAAAAGTCATATAATAAGATTAACATAATTTTTATTAATGTCAAATGTGTTTTTTGGGTAAATAATAATATGAGTAAATTTATAGCATTATGTGAAAAGGTAGAAACTTTTCTTAAAGAACAAGGTGAAGTACCTCAACCTGCACCTAACGCTGACCCTAATGCTGCTGTACCTCCCGGTCAATCAATTGAACAACCACAAGCTACATTAGACCCTAATACACAATCTGAAATTAATGATGTTAGTAATGATAAAATTGAAGAATTAATTGAAACTATTGTAAATTTTTATCAAAAAGGAAAAGCTTTATCTTCAGAATCGGTCAAAGAAATTAGTTTACTACCATCAAAAATTACAAGTGAAAATTCACAAGAAACAGTAGAATCTTTATTAAATATTTTTAATAAATCGGATATGCCTATTGATAGTTCGGATACATCAGAATAAAAAATTTGATTTTTTAATATTTGTCTGTTAATATAATAAACATGACAAATAAAACATATAACCTTCAATCTCTTTCTGAAGACGAATTAAAAAATATTTTAGAATCATTATTGTTTTCGTCTTCGGTTGATGTTTGTGCATCTTGGTATAAAGAAAATTCATTAATCAGCATTGAACTTGCTAAAAAAATTAGATCAATGTTCCCTGAAATTGTTTTAGAGAATGTTTATATCTATGATGATGAAAAGATTGTTTTAAATGATGAATTTAGCAAAGAAATATTAGAATATTTTCCAGAATTAAAAAAAGATTTTGCTGAATTAGAACCTAAATAAATTTATTATGAAAATTGCCGTAATAGGTACTCAAAATACAGGAAAAACTACATACATTAATGACTTCTTAAAGAAGTGGACAATGTATAAAACACCTGATAAATCATACAGAGATTTAATAAAAGAAAAAAATTTACCTCACAGCAAACAAGGAACTGAGGATAGTCAAAAATTAATTATGGATTGTCTGATCGATCAAACAATTCAATATTCTAAAAACGATCATGTTATTTTGGATCGTTGTGTTCTTGATGTATTGGCATATTCAACATGGTTGTGCTTAAATGATAAACTTTCGGAAAAATTTTTGGATCAACAAAGAATTTTGGTAAGAGAGACATTAAAAATGTATGATGTTTTGTTCTTTATACCATTGACCAAAGCAGCAAAAATTGAAATTGAAGATAATGGAACAAGGAATGTTGATCCAACCTATAGAGAAGAGATTGATAATATTTTCAAAGTCTTTCAAGAGTCTTATCATAGAGGAGATGGGAGAATTTTTCCTAAAGATGATACACCAGCAGTCATTGAAATCTTTGGTAGTCCAGAAGAAAGAATCAAATTAACCGAATTTTATGTTAAAGAGGATGGTAGAGGGTATGGTGAAGGTGAAAGTTTACTTGATAATATCATACCTGCCACCGAAAATGATTTAAAAAATATAGAATCTAACATGTTTAAAGGATAAATATATTCATGTTAAAGAATTTTGATGCTTTTTGTGAAAGTCTTATTATTGAAGGAAGAAAATCTGACGATAAAAAGAAATTTAAAATCAATATAGAAAAAGCCAAAAAACACATTGATGAGATTGGAACTAAACATCATCATTATGTTCATGACAAAGGTCATTTTACTGCATTACTTGATGAGTTTCGTCCTGATGCAGTATATACACCAAGAACTTTTATTGATGACATTAAAAGTGCAATGAAAGGTAAAGGTAAAGGACAAATTGCAGATGGATATGCCAAACTGTTATATTCTTTTTTAAATGATCGTGTAGATTCACCATTTGAAAATCATGACCCTGAAGCGGAAGTAGAAGAAGAAAAAGAAGATGTGCCTGATGCTGAATTTGATTCAATTTCACCAGAAATTGAAAATTCCGCACCTGAATCAGTAGCAGATATTGCTTGATTTTTGAAAGGATAGATAGTATTATTCTGGTATGAGTAGATTGCCAGAAACTTTTGTTCTAAATAAATTTTACGCATATTCTTATGATCCTGTTTTTAGAAAACATGATGGAACATACAATGCAGGTTGTCCGATTTGTAAAGAAGGTAAAAGTTTAGGGAAAAAGAAGAGATTATTTTTTTATCCAGAGTCTAATACATTTCATTGTTTTAATTGCTCACAAACATGGTCTGCTTATTCTTGGATTACAAAAGTTTGTAATATGACCAAAGATGAATTGGATCATGAAATTTCCACTAACAGTTTTTCTTTTGATATAGAAAAGAAAATTACAAATACATCATTTACTAAAAGTAAAGAATTACCAGATTTACCTTATGATTCAATTAATATGTTTGATGAAGTTCAGCAAAAATATTATTTAAGTAATCCTATTTTTAAAAAGGCTTTAAATTATATAAAAAACAGAAGATTGGATGTTGCTGTAAACAAATCTCCAAATCTTTTTATTAGTCTTACTGATGTAATTCATAAAAATAGAATATGTATTCCGTTTTATGATTTAAATAAAAAAATAAATTTTTATCAAACTAGATGTTTAGATGATTCTATTCCAAAGTATTTGGGAAAGAGAGGATACGAAAAAACTTTATTTGGAATAGATCGGGTTGATTTTAATTTACCGTATGTCTTTATATTTGAAGGACCAATTGATGCAATGTTTGTTAAAAATGGAGTTAGTGCAGCAGGACTTAGTTTAACCAAGGCACAGGAAAGTGATATTGGAGCATTTCCTTTTCATGAAAGAATTTGGGTTTTAGATAATCCCAAATTTGATAAAACAGCAGATGAAAAAACCAGAGAGTTTATATCAGATGGTAAAAAAGTTTTTAAATGGACAAATGATATGCCATATAAAGATTTTAATGATATGGCTAAATCCAAAAATTTAGATGAAATCAACTATCAAGTAATACTTGACAGTTTATATTAATACTGAGTCCATCCAGCGGTTTGCTGTTCCGTATCACGGAGCTTTTTAGGTGCTGTGATAATGTAAGTGTTAAGAATTTCTTTTAATTTTTCAACTTCACCAGCAATACGTGTAATTGAATCAGAAGCTTTACGTGTAACACCACGAAGAAGACTTCCTGCTCTATCACCATCAGCAAGTATTTTATGAAGAGATTCCGTTGAAGGATCATTTAAAAATTCAGCAAATTCACCAAGTTTTGATGACCAATCTTTAATACTATTAATGGTATCAGATGTCATTTGAGGGTCAACGCCTTGAGTTTCAAAGTCATTAGGATCCGTTGTTGGTTCCAATGATTTATCAAAAGCTTTTTTATCACCTTCTGGTGTGAACTCTGAAGGATTTTTTGAATTGGTTTCTGTGGCAACAGGATCAATTTCGGGAACAGAAACAGAAGCGGGTGTACCAGCTTCTTCTTGTTCTTTGAGTAAAGACTTTAAAAACCTTGAAGCAAATGGTATATGAGCTTCACTCAATTCCATTCGTGTCATGTTTTGTGTTAAAATACGACTAACTTCTTTTTGTACGTTGGATGGTGATTGTGGTACAATATTCTTATTCATATTTTTTTTAAGCTTGATTTTCTTTTTAGGTTTCATTAATATATCTAGTATATTTACTCCACGCTATGTCTAATTCATTAAATAATTACCATTTTGTCATTCCAACATCTAAATCGGAGAATGAATTTAGAGAAAAAAGCCAAATTGGTTTTTTTATTGATAAAATGAATACGGTTAAAGGTATTAATTATACTGTTATTTTTGAAAATAAAAAAGGTTTACCGAAAGTTTATAATCAATTGATTAATGAAGAAAAACATAAAAATGAAAAATTAATATTTGTTCATGATGATGTAATAATTGATGATTTATTTTGGGAAGAAAAATTAGACATTGCTTTTGAAAAATTTGATATAGTAGGATTAGCTGGAAGTAAAAAATGTGATCTTTCAAGACCTCCTGCATGGCATTTAATGTCCGATAGACAGGATTATGTTGGTGAAGTTGCTCATTCTAAAGACAAAGTTTCTTGGACTACTTGTTTTGGGTCCACAAACTCTAGAGCATTGGTATTAGATGGATTATTTCTTGCTGTAAATGTATCAAGATTATTAGAAACAAAGACAGAATTTGATGAAAGATTTAAGTTTCATCATTATGATATTACTTTTTGCTTGAGGGCTAACGAAAATAAGCTTAAAATGGGTGTTGCTCCAATTAAAGTAACACATTTTGGTCTGGGTGATAGCATGAATACACCAGAATGGTATCAAAGTGCCGAAAAATTTAAAAAATTTTACGTTAAATGAAATATAAAGACAATCGTTTGTTTGATTTTATTAATTACGTTTTTAAAAACGGAAATAATGAACCAAAAGACTATAAACCTCCTGTTTTTCTTATTAATAGATGGATTTCTATGGCAAATCCACTTTTTGCAAAAATTTTAAATCTTACTACTAATAGATGGTGTTCAAACGGTAATGATTTTAACATTAAAGGTTTTTATAGAATCATTTTACCAAAATATACATCCAAAATTTCTTATATTAAGAAAAATGTTAAAGAAAAAGAATTACAAGAAGACATAAACATGGCTGGTTTATTGGAATGTTCTCAAAGAGAAATAAATTTATTTAAAGATACACTTGAACAATTGAATAGCACATGTAAATAAAGTTATATGATACCCAGACCACCACAAGAAGACCGCATTGGCGGTAAAGTTCAATTAGACAACTATTTAGGATCGGATTTTATGCTTGATGGTTGGAATTTAACAAAAGTTCTTGATGATATTTTAATGTGTCAATACATTGATGTAAATGAAGATGGTTCTGAGGTAAAAAGAGGTAGTATTTGGGTTCCAATTAATGCCGTTAATTTTACATGGAGGTTAGCAAAGGTTATTTTGTCTGGACCTGATTGCAAAACTGTTAAAGAAGGTGATGTTGTAGTTTTTCCTAACGATAAAGGCATACAAGTATCAAACCTTAATGGTTTAAAGCACGTTGTTTTCTTGAACGAATCAAGAATATTTGGTGTATGTGAATTTAAAGATTCATAAAACATTAAATATTAATTCATGCCACAAACAGAAGGTTTTGAAGGGCAAATGAACCCTTCAGATTTAAGAAGTTTCTTAAATTATTATGTTGCTGAAGTTGTTTTTGTCAGAAGACGAAAACCAAAAGATCCTTCAGTTACAACTAAAACAAGAAGAATGATTTGTACAACATGTCAAGTACTTTTAAATTCTCCTTTTGGTAAAAAAACATTAAATTATAAACCTGCAAAACAACAACCACCATATAATGCTGCATCAAAAGGATTGGTTACTGTGTGGGATCTTTTTATGCAAGATTGGAGAAACATAGATGTTAAATCAGCAGTTGTTATACAAAAAAGAAATCAAAATTCTTTACCTATGTATGTTGCTTCAAGAAAAGGTTTAGAAGAATTTGCTTTATTTTTTAATGCCAAATTAAGAAGAATGAACCCAAGAGCGTTTATGGATTCATAAAATGACTATTTACGGAACAGAAACAGAAAAAGCTTGTAAATTTTTTTTGCAAAAAGATATTACAATTGATGTTAAAAATAAAAGATATAAAGAAGGTAAATTAATACTTTTTTATCAACGTAATTTTTATCTTACTTTTGTAATGGATACTGAGAAAAAAACAAAAGAAAAAATAGAAATACCAATACCTTATGACATTGAAATGCATGAAGAAGATAATTTAGTTTATTTTGATTATAGAATTAAAACTTTGGCAAAACATGCACCTGAAATAGAAACAAATTTAATCATTTATCCTAAAAAAATAAGTGGAAATAAGTTTTGGGATAGTATATTATTGATAAGTGCAAATGGAAACGACAAAATTGATATATAGTGTTTTTTCTGGAACTTATTATGAAGTTTTAGAAAAAGATATTAAACTTTTAAATTTGGGACAAATACCATTAACAAAAAAACCCCCAGAAAATTGTAGAAAATGCTATGGTAGAGGTTACCTTGGAAGAGAACAGACAACATTAGCATATAATATTTGTAATTGTGTTAGGAAAAAAATAGATTTTGAATTAATAAAATCTTTAATGCCACAAGATACTAATGTTTTAAATAATGATTAATAAATCCATTTTTAATAATAAGTAAAGATGGATGAAAAATTATACCTTTGGGTTTGAGGTACAAACTCTTTTAGAACAATTCATTGGAGCCTTCAATGATGTTGTTATTAAAAGATTTGACCATGAGAATACTGTAGTTCCACCAACAAGTGGATTTAAAGTATTGTATGTTTATTCTCCAAAACAAAGAGTGTTTAATAGTTTACAAACACCCGCACCGGGAGGTTTAACGGTTCCTATTATTGCTGTTAACATTTCTGGAATATCAAGAGATCCAGCCAGAGTTTTTAATAAAAATGAAGGGTTTAATATAAATCTTAAAACAGAAACGGATGGTGTTCTTGCTAAAAAAATATTACAACCAGTTCCTATTAACGTTGGTGTTAATATGACAATTGTAACAAAATATCAAAATGATATGGATCAAATATTAAATAACTTTATACCATATTGTGATCCATATATTATAATATCTTGGAAAGTACCTAAAAATGGTGTTAATGAATTTTATCCATATGAAATAAGATCTGAAGTTTTGTGGGGTGGTAACGTGAATATACAATATCCTCAAGATTTAGGACCAACACAACCTTTTAGAATCGTTGCAGATACTAGCTTCACAATAAAAGGTTGGATGTTTAAAAACTCTAATGAAGTTATTAAAAAGATTTACACAATCAAATCTGATTACAGTGATACAAATTTTTCAAATCAAGATTCTTTGATATTAGATTATAGTTCTGTATTTAATGCATAATATATTATGACCGATAGTTTTACAATTTCAGCAAAACCAATATTAAAATTTTTTAATTATGATTTTTTATATATTAATAATTTTATTTTGTCTTCATATTTAAATTTAGATTTTGTAATCAAAGGTGGACCTTTTTTTAAATTATTAAATGTTTATGTAAGTTCATCAAACCCATTAATGTTTGATAATATAACTTTTTATAATCCATTTTCATCAGTTAAAAATTTATCAGCAGATAACCCTTCATTTTATGGAGTTTTATTGCCATCATTTTCTTATAATGAAAATTATATATTTTTTAATTTTGCAGAAATACCAAAAACAACTGGTTTTTTTGATATTATTGTAGAAAATGAAGCAGGTTATGGAAAATTAACAAATTCTCCTTTTGTTTCTTCTGGTATTGAAGTTCTTTATCAAGTAACAAGAACACCATCAAATACACCTTCAAACACAAGAACACCATCAAATACACCTACAAACACAATAACGTCATCTATAACACCATCAGAAACACCTACAAACACACCTACAATAAACGAAACACCAACAAACACACCAACACCTTCAAATACACCAACAAACACACCAACAGTTACACCAACACAAACACCACCAATTACAAATTCACCCACAAATACACCAACAACAACAAGAACACCAACCAAAACTTCTAGAACACCATTACCAAGCCATACATCAACAAATACAATTACACCAACACAAACACCATCTCAAACGGATTCTCAAACCGCCACACCAACCCCAACTTCAACGCCAAGTCAAACCAGAACTCAAACTTCAACCCCAACTTCAACCCCAACTCAAACTCCAACTCCATCTCAAACAACATCTCAAACACAAACACCATCCCAAACAATAACAGGAACACCAACAAATACTCAAACACCCACAGAAACCGCAACACCAACTCAAACACCAACACCAACACAAACACCATCCCAAACAAGAACAGGAACACCAACAAATACTCAAACACGCACAGAATCAAGAACACAAACTCCAACACCCACAAATACGAAAACACCATCTCAAACAAGAACAGCTTCACTTACCCCAAAACCTACAAAATCGCCATCAGCAACACCATCACAAACACCATCACAAACATCTACAAAAACACCAACACCAACCCCAACAGAAACACCGACAAATACACCAACAAATACAGAAACACCAACAAACACACCAACAAACACAAAAACACCATCAAATACACCAACAAATACAGAAACACCAACAAACACACCAACAAATACATCAACTCCTACAAACACACCTACAATAAGCGAAACTCCTACAAATACACCTACAATAAGTGAAACACCAACAAACACACCAACACCTTCAAATACACCAACAATAAGCAATACAGCATCAAATACACCAACACCATCAATTACAAAAACACCAAACCCAACAGCATCTGACCATTACTTTATAACAAGAACACCTGCATAATATAACAATGATTGAATAAATATAAAATTAACTAAATATAACAGATATGGCAGACATTTTACCAACAACAACAAGACAACCCGATAGTGGTAAAAGTTTTATATCATCTATTTTATCAAAACTACCTTATGTTCAAGATGTAGTTGAAGCAGACGTAAACAATCCAAAATATGATTTGTTTGATAGATTGTCTAAAACGAGACAATTAAAATTGATGCAACAATCGGTCATTACCGGACCATTCATGCGTGATCAAATATCCGATCAATACGGAGCTAATTCTTTTGGGTCAAATCAACAATATCACAAATACATTTACGCTCAAGTTGATAGTGATAAAGTTAGAAGATTGGCAGAATACCGTAGAATGGGTTCATATGCAGAAGTTTCTGATTGTTTGGATGAAATTTGTGATGATTTTATTAATAAAGATGAAAACAATAAAGTTATTAAATTAAAATTTTCTCAATTTGGAAAATTAGATGCAAGTCAAAGAACAGAAATTGAAAAAGAATTTTATAAATTTATTAATGTTTACGAATTAGAAACAAAAGGTTGGGGATATTGTAGAAAACTTTTAACCGAAGGTGAACTTTTTTGGGAAAATATTATTCATGAAGAAAATAGAGATTTGGGTGTTATTGGTGCTCTTTCAATCCCTTCTGAATTAATTAATCCAATTTATGATAATATTCAAAATAATGTAATTCAAAATTTTATTTTTCAAAAACCAATTAGTTTACAAAATAATAATGCTGCAAAACCATTGATGCAGCAAAATACACAACCATCACCAGCAAATGCATTACAACAACAAATAATCACATTTCAAGGAAATCAAATTACATATATTCATTCTGGAATGTGGAACGAAGATTGTTCTATAAGAATTCCTTTCATTGAAAATTGTAGAAGAGCTTATAAGCAATTATCTTTAATTGAAGATTCTATTGTAATCTATAGAATGGTACGCGCCCCAGAACGTCTTAAATTTAAAATAGATGTTGGTAATATGCCACCATCAAAAGCAGAAGCTTACTTAAAACAATTGATGCAATCATATTGGAACAAAAAAACATATGATGGTTCATCAAGTAATCCATCCGGTGGAGCAAATATATATAATCCACAATCAATGTTGGATTCTTATTGGTTTGCAAGAAGAAATGGTGAAGTTGGGTCGGATGTAGAAATGCTTCAAGGTGGACAAAATCTTGGAGAACTCAAAGATTTGATGTATTTTGTTAATAAACTTTACAAATCATTAAAAGTACCTCTTACAAGATTAAATCCAGAAGATGGATATAAAGATGGTAGTGAAATTTTAAGAGAAGAATTACGATTTGCTAAATTTATAGTTAGATTACAATCTAATTTTGCGGAAGGATTTAAAAATTCATTCATTACACATTTAAAACTTAGAAAATGGTGGAATGAATATAAACTTCATGAATCTTATTTTCATCTAGAGTTTAATCCACCTTCTAATTTCTTTGCAATTAGAAAAAACCAAGAACTTGAGCTTAAACTTAAGTTGTTTAGTGATATTTCTCAAAGTGAATCTATATCCAAGACTTTTGCACAACGTCATTATCTTGAATATAATGATGCAAGAATTAGCGAAAACATGGAATGGTTACGCAAAGATGCTGCGCTTAATTGGGAATTAGCACAGATATCACAAACCGGACCAAATTGGAGAGAACATGTACAAGCCGCAGAACAAGCAGCAGCAACAGCCGCTGAATCTTCTGGTGCAGGATCTGTTGGAGGTCTTGGAGGAGCATCTGCCATACCTGAATTTGGTACAGGTGGAGAACCAACACCAGCAGCAGGAGCAACACCAGCAGCAGGAGCAGAAGGCACGGCAGCAGCAACACCAGCAGCAGGTGCATCAGAAGCAGAAACATCAACAGCACCACCAGCTTAAATTTATTTAACATTTAATGAGTTAAATTATATAAGTATTTTGTAAAATGGCATCTCAAGAACCAGTATCATTAGGCGGTAATTTTTATTTAAATCCTTTAAACGAAAATACTAATTGTTTGGCGTATCAAAACAATTTTATTAATATAAAATCCGCTGAACCAAGTTTAGGTATACCAAACATAAACACTTATGCTATTTCAGAAACACCTTATTATTTTCCAATTATAGCAAATGCTTCTACATACATAGATTCAAGAAAATTTTCAAATTCTAATAATACATTAGTTTATTTCAATGATAAAATTGGTATAGGTACAAATGAACCTAATCGAAAATTATCGGTTATGGGTGGTATTAGTGGTACTACAAATATAATAATTGGTGATAGTAATAATTCTTTTTCTTCTTATTCTTCTGTTTTGGGTGGTGCAAATAATCTTGTTTATAATTCATATTCTACAATTGCTGGAGGTACTGGAAATGTAATTTTATCTTCTTATAGTTTTATTGGTGGTGGTTTTTTAAATCAAATAAACAATTCAAGTGGTTTTATAACGGGTGGAACTCAAAACATAATTAATGGAAATGCTTCCAATATTATTGGTGGAGGTAATAATACCATTGATTCTAATGCAGCAAATATTAATGGTGGAAATTATAATTATATTTGTGAATCTTCTGATGGTTCTGTTATTGCTGGTGGTAATTTTAATACTATTTCTGGATATTGTGCTTCTATAGTTGGTGGGTTTTGTAATACATCTTGTGGTAATTTTACTATAATTAATGGTGGGTATTGTAACAGCACAAATTCATGTTTTAATGTTATTGTTGGTGGATATTGTAATACTACTAATGGTGCAGTAAACCCACAATTTCCATCATATGGAAACTATATTGGTGCTGGTGGATGTAATTCTATAACAGGAAGTACTGGAGTAATTGTTGGTGGTTATGCTAATACATCTTCTGGTTATTATAACACAACTATTAATGGACAATTTAATAGCATAATAGGAAATTATAATAACGTTAACGGTTTATGTAATTCAAGTTCTGCAAATTATAGTAGTATTATTAATGGTTGTTGCAATATTATTCAATCGAATCAAGGTAATGAATATTCTACAATAATTGGTGGTTATTGTAATACACTTAAAGGATCAAATAGTTTTATATTAGGATCAAACATTCAAGTTGATGGTATAAATGATACAACTTTTGTAGAAAATCTTTCGGTATTACGTAATATAACATCAGATCTTAATATTACTGGTAATGTAGATATACAAAAGAATTTATTTGTTTATGGATCTATATCAGCATTGAGTGGTCTTACAAACATAAACACGGACAGTATAACAACATCAAGCTTACGTCTTGAAAATTATGGAATTGGACCAGCATTATATGTATTTCAAAATGGGAATTATCCAATTGCCGAATTTGTATCTAATCAAAATAGTGATGTTCTTTATATTGGAAATACACCAGTAAATCCATTGGATGGTACTACTGGATATATTGGTATTAATACAAATACTCCAAATGTAGAATTAACAGTAAATGGATCCATCTCTTCAAATAGTGTAATATATGCTGATGGTGGAAATAGCGATATATGGAACAGTTCGTCCTTTAAACAAGTAACATCAATTGGTGATGGAGTAAATTCAACATTTGTTTATTATCATAATTATGGATCTAGAGATATCATTACTCAGATTTATGATAATACCACTTATAATGTGGTATATCCATTAGTATCAAATACAACAGTCGATTCTATTACTATATCTTTTGATTTTATTCCACCAGTAGATCAATATAGAGTTATTGTAAGAGGGTAATAGTTTTTATTTGGTATATCCAAACAATTTTTGATACCAAGCAAAATTGTTATCAATCCATTCACAAGGTTGTTTACCCAAAATCTCATTATAATCAGGTTTTAATGGTTGAATTTTATTTTTAATAGTGTGAAGATCTTTTGTTAACCCATAAACACTATCATCTTCCTTTATGCTTTGCTCAATATTATCAAAATCATGCCTAAAAGGTTCTAATTCAAGATATTGATAAATTTTATTCATTTCTCTTTCAGGATAGCTTGTTAAATCTTCTGCTCTAATGTAAAGAATCTCTTTATTGATACCTTCAAGGAAAGTTTGATTCAAACGCTCTAGTGCCATACCAACCGGAGGACTAGCAACCCACATATCAATTCTTTTTGCAGTTGTTGTTCCTGACATTTTTGAATGATTTTGAATTTCTTGATGCTGTTCTTGATTTTTTCTGTAAATTTTTTCCATAGAAGAAAAAACACTTTTGAGATTTCTTACCATACAAATCATTTTTGGTTTATATGGCATAAACGACTCAAACCAACGATAATGAATTGTACCACCTCTAGTTTTAATACAAATATTAGGTTTATCTGAATAAACACTAGCATATCCTTCTAAACCACCCTTACAAAATCCTCTCCATGTTTTTAAAGCCAATTCCTGACCAATAGCTTTAACTTCTGGGGTACTTGTATAGTTCATTCTTGCACCATACAAATATTCAAGCACCGGATCAGTAGGAGTTGCCGCAATTTCTGGATTTTGGTTTAAAATACACTGAAGCAATGTAGACATGCTTCTTGGCATTGAAGAATTAAAAAATATCATATTAGAATTCTACTTTACTATGATCCATTTCAAAAGTCAATTCAGTTTTAGAACCCAAAACTGATTCTATAAATTGATCTTTGTTAAAAAGATTATTGATATTATCATAAGGACACTCATAAAAGCGTCCACCTGTCCAATCATCAGATTCTAAATAAGAATCGATTCTATGACGGAAAGATTCTGCTCCATTAGCAACAATATTATCATGAATTTTATGTCCAAATACAATAGGTGAATTGGATATCCATCCAACTGTTGCTTTTTTCTTAAAAGCTGCTGCTGCATGTTGAACAAAAGAATCAATTCCTATAATTTTATCGGATAATGCAATATAACAAAAAAGATTTCTAAAATTATCAGTAATTTTTATTGTATTTTCTAAAGCAGGTTGATTATCTCTTCTAATATGAAGAATTTTGTTAAATTTATCTTTTAATGAATTAACAACTTCTTGTGCAAAAGCTGGAGGTAAATCTCTGGACCAAGAATATGGATGATTTTGATTACTTGCCCCACCGGAAGATTGAATTAACAAAATAGGACCATTTTTCTTTAAATTGTTATTTGCAAATATTAATTCTCTTTCTGTTAAGAAAATTTCTGGTTTTACATCAATGCAAGGAATTTTTAAAACATCACACCAAATTTCAGCCAAAGGTTTTCTGCGATATAAGAGATCTTCGGAATGATAAGGTTCCATTCTTAAAACAATTGAATTTTTATCTTTGATATAATCATCATAAAAATAAGAAATGTTTCCAAACTTATAAACTCTAAAGATATTAGGATTATGAATAAAAGTTTCAGGGTATGCAGATATTACGATTAATTTACGTTCAGGATAAGCAGCTTTGATGGATTTAATAACAGCGGTTGCTGCAATATTTTTTCCAATACCACCATCAATATGAAAAATAACATATTCGTTCATAAATACAATTTATATTAAAATAAGAATAATTCAATAGATCAAGTAAGTAATTATATAACTAATATAATGGAATCTGTATTACCAAACGCATTTCACGGCAGCACTACATTCAACTCCAAGGTAAAAACTTATGATTATCTTGCACAGAGAGTTCGCAGAACTTTGGGAGAACCCCTAATTCAAATTGAAGTCAGTAGTGAACAAATTTATGAATTTATAGATATTGCAATTGAATATTTTACAAAATTTGCGGGTGAAGATGAAGAGTTTTTAATTTTTAGATCAGATTTGTATATTAGAGGTGTTGGATTACCTATTGGTAAATTATTCAATACAACACCAAACATGTATAACCAAGAAACCAGTGTTGCAACAACAAGTGGAGTTTCTTTGAGTGCTGGTTATGATTATGATATGGGAGATTATAGAAGAGTCATTGATGTGTATTCATTTGAGCAAGGAAGCAACAATGGAGTGAATACTCTTTTTACAATTGAGAATACAATTGCTCAACAAGCATATTTTGGTCATTTGTTAGGTAATGTAGGTTATGATCTTGTTACATGGCAAACCCTTAAGGAATGGATTGATACAAGAGAAAAAGTTCTTGGTATGATGCCTTATTTAAGATTTAATCCATACGATCAAGTTTTAAAAATATTTCCAGAACCTTATCAAAATAATAGGTATTATGGTCTTATTGGATGCAAAATACAAAAACCATTAAAATACCTTGTACAACAATTATGGGTATATAGATACGTTTTGGCATTAACAAAAATTGCTGTAGGTCATGTTCGTGGAAAATATTCTGGAACAAATTTATTTGGTGGTCAAACTGTTAATGCTACTGATGTATTAAGACAAGGTGAAAAAGAAAAAGACGAATTAGAAAAAGAAATTACAACAGACCTTATCGATAGAGCACCAACAAACTTCTTTATAGGGTAATGATTAAAACATTAGGAAAAAAAAATTCAAATTATAAACAAGGAATTTTTAATCCTAAAAATCCAAATAAATATAAAGGTTCTTTACCTATAATATATAGAAGTGGCTTAGAATTAAAATCTTTTCGTTATTTGGATAATAACCCAAATGTTCTTACTTGGGGATCAGAATCAATAGTAATACCATATCAATCTCCCGCTGATGGAAAAATACATAGATATTTTGTTGATCTTGTTGCCGCACTTAAATCTAAAGACGGTACTATTAAAAAATTATTGATCGAAGTAAAACCTGAAAAACAAACTAGACCACCAACAATAACCGCAAAGAAGAAACAAAAGACAATGTTATATGAGAAATATCAGTGGGCAGTTAACCAAGCAAAATGGGATGCTGCAAAGAATTGGTGTAAGGCAAAAAATTATTTATTTATTATTTTGAATGAAAAACATTTAAATTGAGTAAATAATTGATAAGTAAATATATCATATGAGCAAAGCTTATAATTTATTGGTTGAATCTCCCAATTACGAATTAAAATATCTAGTAGAAGAAAAAAACAGAAACGCTCCTTCTAACATGTATATTCAAGGACCATTTTTAATGGCAGACACAGCAAACAGAAATAATAGAATATACCCATTAAATCAAATGGTTGAAGAGGTAACTCGTTATTCCAATGAAATTATAAAAAATAATAGAGCTACTGGTGAATTAAATCACCCTACCACACCAGATGTTAATCTTGAGAGGGCGTGTCACATGGTTACCGAATTAAAACAAGACGGTAACCTCTTTTACGGTAAATCAAAAGTACTTTCAACACCAATGGGTCAAGTTGTTCGTTCTTTGATGATGGATGGAGTTAAGCTTGGAGTATCTTCTCGCGCATTGGGAAGAGTCGATGAAAAAAATGGCGTTGGTCATGTTTCTGATTTTAGAATCGTAGCAATTGACGTTGTTGCAGACCCATCAGTACCCACAGCATTTGTTAATGGTATATTAGAATCCAAACAATGGGTATTGGCTAGTAATGGTGAATTTGAACCATTATACGAAAAACTTGAAAAACAAATTTCATCTTTACCTAAACAAAATAAAGATCAATACCTTCGTGAATGTATGATTGAATTTATCAATTCACTTAAAACATTGTAATTGTATATAATCAAAGATAAATATATCATATGGAAATTCGTAAACTCATTTCAAAATTTTTAACAAACATTTTTGAAAAAAATTATTCAGAAGCAGATAAAGACATTAAAGCTATTGTCGAAGCAAAAGTAACAGAAAAAATTAAAAAGACTTCAAAAGAAGTTGAAGAAAAATCTTCCGGTAAAAAAGAAAATCCTTTTAAAAAAGGTAAATCCGATAAAAAAGACAAACCCGCCAAAAAGGGTAAACTTTCCAAAGAAGAAAACAAAAAACGTTTCATGGAAATGATTGCCAAGAAGAAAGGTAAAAATAATTCCAAAAAGGGAAGTAAATAAGGATAAGTTATTATACAAGTTTTATGAACATCAAAACAATCTTAGAAAAACTCGACAAGAGTGTTATTTCAGAAGAAACAGCAACAGCAATTGCAGAAGCATTTGAAACCGCTGTTAATGAAAAATCAAAAGCAGTCGTTAAACTTGAAGTAGAAAGTGCTACATCAAAAATTGACGAAGACCATGCTGCTAAATTAGAAAAACTTTTAGAAGCTATTGATTCTGATCATACTGAAAAATTAGAAAAAGTTGTAGATGCCATTACTGAAGATCATGCAGGTAAATTAGAATTAATTTCTAATTATTACAAAAAAGCTCTTAATGAGAAAGCAGATGATTTTTCAAACAAGTTAGTTGATCAAGTAAGCAACTTCCTTGATATCGCTTTAGAAAAAGCAATTCCCCAAGCACAATTAACCGAAGCAGTAACAAATGTTTATGCTCGTAAGAAG